CGTTACCACATCACCGCATTAACGCGTTACCACATCACCGCATTAACGCGTTACCTCACTAAAATACCCTCATAGGTCGGCTATAAATCATTTATAGGTCGGCTATAGGTCGGCTATCATGTATCTATAGGTCGGCTATAAACGCAGTAAAGTCCTTGCCAGGAGGGGAGCAAGGACTTTACAAATATAAGAAAGGAGTTAGAGTAAGTGGGTTGTTGAGAAAAATATATATCTATCCCATTATACACAGTATATCACAAATAAATCAATATGTCAAGTGTATTTTTAAAAAACATTTGTTCATAATTTGTTTACAATTTGTTCATACCTAGTTCACGTACCTTAGATATACTATAAACATGAAAGGAAGAGAAAACAACATAAGGAAAGGAAGTGATAACATGAGTAATCTTCCAAGAGTACCACGCCAGAGGTCACAGCATCCAAGAGCAATAAAGATGCTGGTAGACCATGTAAATGAAAAACCCACAGCAACATTGTTAAACGAAAATGCTGTGGTATGGCAATGGTCTGACAAGTGCGCAGTACTCAAGTCATTCTCAGCGGCAATCGCATATTATGACCCAGTTTGCAATGAGGTGTTTACTGTAAGACGTTATAACTCACAGGACAGCAAGCACATTAAACAGTTCAAGGCTATGGTAGTCAGACATTAATAAAATAAAAAAAAGAAAGGTAGGTGTAATTTCTCACTCACTCGCACATGTATACTGTAATGTCTAACTATTAGCAATATAACAACAATCAAGCAATAAGAAAGGAAAGTAAGACAATGAAAAAATCAATGGAAAGCAAAACAACTGCATATCGCAACCGTAAAGTAACCAGAACTGTAGAGGTAATGAACCTCAATGTTACAGCAGTAGACCTCAGCACTAAGACAGTGATTGAAGTTCCAGTTTCAATCCCAGCTGTAGGCTTCCGTAGCAATAAAGCTATGGAGAACGCTATCGTCAATGCTGTAAAGGAAAAGGGTAACTATAAGTATGTTACCCACGAACTGATGGACAAGACATACATCACATATGCAATGGACGAATCTTTCTTCATGGAGAACGCAACCATTGTTGCAACTGGCAATGACATTAAAAACATGACACCAGTAGTCCAGGAAGCAGAAGCAGAAGAAGCAGAATCAGAAGCAGAAGAGCAGTAAACAGAGCATAGAAAGGAAAGGTAATCAATATGTCAGAGAGAACATACACAGCAACCGTAGTTGAAAGTAGCAGAGAATTAACCGCAAAAGAACGCGTTATGATGAAAGACACCAGTGATGCACTCATGTTGAATGACCTGGCAGAAAAAGAGCCAGTGTTAATCGACCCGGAGTTTTGGTGTACAGTTGCTATCCACAATGAAAAATCCGATAACAAGGACTACAATGTGTATCTTATCGTAGATAAGAACGGTGCTAAGTACAAGACCAGCAGTGAAAACTTTATGAACTCATTTGAGGACATTATGGCAGATATGGCTGGCTGTGATGAGCCATTCAGTGTTAAGGTATACACACTGCCAAGCAAGAACCGTACAGGTCAGTCATTCTTGACATGTAGCCTTGTCTAAACGTAACTATTAACTAACATTTCAAGTGCCATAGGGTAGTGCTAAATGGGATGTAGCACTACCCATTAATTATCGAAAAAGGAGGTCAGTCAAATGGCATTTTCGTTGAGTGATTGGATAGGTGTTATAAGACAGGAAAGACGTAGAATTTCCAGCTTAGTAAGCAGAGCAAGGAAAGCTGGTACTGATGTATCATTAGCTGATATTGCTGGTGACATGCCCAAACCAACTACAGTACAGGAAGCTAAAGAAATATTAGCAGAGTATAAGGTGTGGCGGTCTTACCATGATGTAGTATCATACATGAATCAGCTGGACAATCCTGTAAAGGGATATGAAGCAGACTTTGCACAGTTTATTAATATTCCTGTTCCAGAATCAACACCAGATGTAGTTGCTAATGAACTACAGACTGTTCTTAACAATTACTATTCCTATATGTCAACAACATTGGCTGATAACTCCATAGCTTCACAGCTGTATCAACAATGGTGGCAGATGTTGCACAATTATTTTACTGATTATGAGATAGCACAAGCAATCAAAAAATTGAATGAGGATGGCATAAGTTATGAGGACATCAGTTTTGGTTCAGATTGGCAGTCAGTACAGGAAGCAAATGATTATATGCTTAGAGTTATGCAAGAACTCAAAAATCAATCAAGTGCGGATGATTTAGCCGCTGATGATGCAATAGCTGAGTGGACAAATATCTGGGAAGATATAGAAACAAATAAGCAGAGTTTTTATGCAGAGTGGTATCAATCACGGATAATATAAGGAGTGTGTTTAACCATTGAATATGATGGAATTTACAGTTGTGACTTTGAAACAACTGTGTATGATGGACAGAAATTTACAGAAGTATGGGCGGCGGCTTCCGTACAGTTAGGTACAGAAGATGTGCGTGTAGATGGCTCAATAGGTGATATGTTTAACTACTTCTTTTCTATGAAGAAAAACCTTATACTATATTTTCACAATCTTGCTTTTGATGGTTCATTCATTTTAAACTATTTTCTTAAAAATGGATGGTCACAAGCATATAATGAAGAAATCGGTTTTTTCAAAGATAAGAATATGCCAGCCAAAAGCCTAAAGTACATCATATCAGCACAAGGACGATGGTACAATATGGTATTGAAGTACAATAACAATAACACCATCACAATCAAGGACAGTTTGAAGCTGATACCTTTTAGTGTTAAAGCCATTGGTAAATCGTTTGGTACTAAGCATCATAAACTGGACATGGAATATAAAGGGTTACGGTACGCAAATTGTCCTATTTCAGAAGAAGAAAAAGAGTACATTAAAAATGATGTTCTTGTGGTAAAAGAAGCACTGGAAATCATGTTCCAGGACGGTCATAATAAATTAACCATTGGCAGTTGTTGTCTTGATGAATTTAAAAAGACTTATAGCAAAAAGCAGTATAACAATCTGTTTCCAGACTTACGTGAAGTAGAACTAGACCCAGAAATTTATGGTAGGAGCAATGCCTGGGAATGGATAAATGACAGCTACCAGGGTGGCTGGTGTTACGTAGTTAAAGGTAAAGAATGTAGACTAAAAGGTAAGGGACTGACAGCAGATGTAAACAGCTTATATCCATCTGTTATGCATGGTAGTTCTGGGAATGAATACCCTGTAGGATTACCGACATTCTGGACAGGTAATTACATACCAACAATGAGACCACACACCTATTATTTTTTAAAAGTCAAGACACGGTTCAAATTAAAAAGAGGTTATTTACCATTTCTGCATATCCGTAAAAACTGCTTATATCGTGCAAGAGAATGTTTAGTTACATCAGACATTCCTGTACATGGTGGGTTGTATGCAAGTGAGTACATAGACATGAACGGTAATAAACAGCCAGCTATTCCAACATTAGTTTTAACAATGACAGACTGGGAATTACTAAAGAAGCATTATGACCTATCAGATACAACTATTTTAGGTGGATGTTATTTCCGTGCAATAAGTGGTTTATTTGACACCTATATAGACCATTATGCAGAAATAAAGATTAATAACAAGGGTGCAAAGAGAACAGAAGCAAAATTGTTTCTTAATAACCTATATGGCAAAATGGCTATGAACACAGATAACAGTTATAAAACTGTAGAATTAACAGATAATGGACTGAAATTCCATACCGTTTTGAGTAGTAACAAAATTCCTGGCTACATTGCAGTTGGTTCAGCAGTAACAAGTTACGCTAGGAATTTCACCATAACAGCGGCACAGAAAAACTACTATGGTGTTAATAAACCAGGGTTTATATATGCAGATACAGATAGCATACATTGTGACCTTAGCCCAGAAGAACTCATCGACATACCAGTGCATCCAACAAAGTTCAATCATTGGAAACTGGAAAGTTATTGGGATAAAGCATATTTTACCAGAGCAAAGACATATATAGAGCATATTACACATCATGACGGTGAACCAGTAGAAGAACCATACTACGATATAAAATGTGCTGGTATGCCAGCGAACAGCAAGTCATATTTTAACCGTGTACTTGAAAAGAAAAAAGTGGAAGAAGAGGAAGAACTACCAGAAAACATCAAAGAGTACATAAATAGCATGATAAGGAAAAACACAGATATAACTGATTTTCAATCGGGCTTGGAAGTTCCTGGTAAGTTACTACCTAAGCAAATAAAAGGTGGAATAATACTTACAGAAACTACGTTTAAAATGAAAAGAGGTATCTAATGGCAGATTCAGTAAGACCAGACCGTTCACAGGTAGTCCAAAGAGCAGTAGATTATTTTGACAGAATCGCATATATATGGGGTGGATTCCCTGGTACTAACACTAAGTGCTGGTGCATGAATGACAATACAACACAAACCTCACCGAATGGACATGGTGGTGTTAATTCTGGGCCGTATATAGCAAGCGACTGTAGTGGTTATGTAAGTTGGTGCTGGTTTAAACATTCTCATGTTGGTACAGGTTATTGGATTTCATCAGTAGGAAGATACCACCCAAGAGCAACAAATGGTAACACATTTGAAGAGAGTTTTCCTGGTATACAGCCAGGTGATGCAGTAATACGTGAAAGATACTACGTAAATCCTGTTACTGATTATCCTTATAATTCATCTGGTCATATTGGTATATACGTTGGTAATAATACTATATTGCATTGCTCTTCTAATCATTGGCAAGGCACAACATCTAAGCATGGAATGAGTAGAACACAAGGAAGTAAAAGCGTATGTGCTGGCTATCAAGGTTATACCAGTTGGGATGATACTGAGGGTACACCATATGATCCAGATGATGTGGACGACCCTGTAAATGACTGGAATAACACAGATGGACAGCCAGGTGAACCAACTACACCTAATCCATTTATGGATAGTGGTGCTTTTCTTCCCTGGGTTTATAATCAGCAGTATATCAAGAAATACAAGAAAATGAAACACTACAGATTGTTTTAGAAAGGAGACAATATGTATTTAACATTTAAAGATTACAGTTTACTGAATGAGTGGATTGATAAGTACATGGCACAGCATACTGAGGTTACTGACATGAATGTACAAGTAACTACTACAGGTTGCACCGTTGTTGCTACATTTGTGGAGCAAAAAGAAAGATTCAATCTGCTTGCAAAATTATACATAGGAGAGTGTAATCCATTCAGATTATACACCTATAATAAATTCTGTGAGGATATAACACTTATTATCGGTCAGAAAATTATGGAAAGTAGGCTGTAATGTATTACCATATTAAAAACCACAATTTAACAGATGCATACCCAAACGTAGTAAAAATCTTTCCTGTAGTAGAATTTTTTGACAAGACTACAGGTTTAGATTATATAGCAATCGAGATTAACTCTTTACAAGAGTTATTCTCATTGCAGTCACTTGCAAAGTCCACTAATGAATATTTCACAGGAATATTGTTAGAGGGTAACACAATCACATTCATGGAAAGGAGCAACTAAATGAACCTTGCAACTAAAAGACTTGAATTATTAGCAAAGACAGCAGTAGCGTTACGTAGTTATCACTACATTTATGGATTTAAAGAATCCGACAATCCTGTAACAGAGCATAAAATCAATACATTAGCAAGACAGTACAAGTCTATTTTTGATGCTAATTACATCAAAAAAGCTAAGAAATTTATTGGTCAAAGAGCCATTGACTGTAGTGGACTGGTATGCTCATTCTGGGAAATTCCAGACATAGGTAGTTCACAGTTAGCAGAACTGCCAACAAAACACCCAGACCAGTATCAGTTGATTGATGCAAAAAGAGACAAATTAAAATGGGGCGACTGTATGTGGAAAGGTGGACACGTAGGTATATACATTGAAGATGGAAAAGTAGTGGAATCAAAGGGTATCAATTATGGTGTACGTATCAGTACACTTGAAAGTACGCCATGGGTATATGCAATACGTAAAAAAGAGTTGCACATGTATGATAATATTGGATGGTGCAGAGAAAAAGACGGACGTTGGTGGTATACATATGGAGAAAGCAAAGGTGAGTATTTAAGTAATTGCCGTGTTTATATTGATGGTAAATCTTACACATTTGATGCAGATGGATATATGATTAATGAGGGATAAGTTATGTTACATTTAAAAGATGTGAAAACAAAAACTATAACAGCTGGACAGTTAGTACAGGTTTGTCATGCAATACAGTATAAGAGAAATAATCACACTGATGGTTGTATACACTGCCCATATAAAATTGCTTGTAATAACTTTAAGAAGTTATATGGTCATGTGCCTTATGTCTATGCAGAATTAAAAGATATACCAGATGAACCATATGTAATTTGGGTACTAAAATCACAGATTAATGAAACTAAAATTCTGGATAATTATGAACTGCATACTATCGGTGAAATTGCAAAGGAATGTTATCGTAGAGAATCTTGTACATGTTGTCCTTATGAAAGTGAATGTAAAGTATTAAAAAATAAAATATTTAGGTATCCTTGGTTTAGTCCTTATAATTTATTAGACATAAGTGGTAAGCCAATCAATTTAGACGAAAAGGTGATTATATGAGTGATTGTATAAGGGAAGAAGATTTATGCTTGAATTGCTTGCAAAGTAATTGCTGGAACTGTAAATATGAAACTGCTTGCAATAACTTCTGTGAAGAGAATATAGTTTTCCCAGCTGTACTCACAGATACATTCAATGGTGTTGATAAATATGACGGTGAACATCCTGACAGGATATGGGATAATATTTCATAACAAGAAAAGACCTAGGTTATTAGCCTAGGTCTTTCAATTATCCTTACCACAATTTACAATGACGGTGTGCAATTCCGCAACGCCAGCTAAGAACCGTTCCCAGTCTGCACCTCAGCTTGGCCTATTGAAAAAATTGTGGGGGAATACAACGGTTGTGTTGGTGTATCAATACTCTGATACGTTGGATTATCTGTAGTCAACTGTGCAAATGAGTGTTTATCAACACCTTGCGGCCTCGTCAACTCAGCATATTTATGAGCCATATCATCACCCTCTAGGAATATTGTCTAATTTGCTGTTCATACTGTTCAGAACATCTGCCAGCTTGTCAATCGCATTGGTTGTCTGCTGGACTTCTGCCTTATGTGCGGCTCTTTCATCTTCCAGGGCTTTCAGTGTTTTCTGGTTTGTATACCACATCATGATACAAGCCGCAATCGGGAAGCCCACCTGGTTAATAACGTTAATAAATGTCTGTTCCATAACATTATCCTTTCTGCTGATAGTTGGCAGTTACCCAGGCCTTTACTGCATCATCCTGGCTGTCAGCATACGCCTTAACTCTGTTTTCCAGAGCAGTAAGAAGTTCGTCAACTTTAGACTTTGTGTAATAGTCTGTTTTATTGATATTAATAACACCATTAGTGACATTGGTTAAATCAATGTCAAGTGCAACACCAGATGAGTCCTGTAAGATAACATGTTTATCATCAGAAGCACCATCTGAATGTGCTGTAAAAACGGGCTGTTCATCATATGGGATGCTTTCCCAAGTTCCTTTAGCCATAATATACCACCTTTCTAAGTATTTGTCAATAGTTAAACTTGATATTCCATAATTTCCAAAAATGCCTGTTTACAATCATCATTGTCAAACCGTATACATGCAATATTGTAACAGAATCGTAGGTACGCATAGACTGGGTTTTGTCTGCTCTTGTAAAGTAGCATGTAGTTTGGTTTGTGGTCTGCTGTGGATAAGGAGAAAATCAGTTTACAGGATTTATCAACCTTACTGCTAATCTGTAGCAAGCCAGCATCTGTGTATTCAAATACACCATACTCTTTCCCTCTCCATACTAAAGTACAGTAGTATCGTGAATTACCAGACGGTTTCTGTATAAAAGTTGCATCATCCATTAAAAACTGGCTTTTCAGAGCATAATCGCCATAGCGTGTCTTTGCTATCATTTTACCAAAGGCAGTCTTTGCAATTTCATCTGCTATGGTTACGTTATTTGTGAGTTCAAGTACCCAGGCACGGTCTTTGTCTACAATGTAGTGTGAGCCTGTCTTGATGTTCTCACGTATATGTAATTCCTTAAAATAAGGATTGTTAAGTGTTACGTTGTTAGCAATGAAGATGAATTTACAATCTTCACGTATTGCTTTTCCATCACCACGGGCAACGGTCTGATATAAGTTTAATGCCATTTCAACTTCATTGGATAAATACCGTCCGTTCTCTGGCAGAAATTCATCAAAGAAAATAATGTCATAATCTGGTAGAGAAATAGACTTTGCCTTGTAAGCCAGTGACAGTGCAAATGTCATACCAGCCAGTTCACCGTTGATGTAGTATTCCGTGCCTGTCTTACCAGAACCACGTACTTCCAGTTCATCTGTGGGGAACTTAAATCGAACTGCATCAAATATTTTAGTACCTACAGCTCGTAAATCATCATCATATCTACGGACATATAAGAATTTTCTCTTAGTCTGTTTAAAGTAGTTAATCATTCTGCATGTCCAGTAAAATGTTTTACCGATTGAACGGTTGCCTAGGGAAAATATAAACGGTGTGCCATATGACAGAACCTTTTTCCCACTGTAAAATTTATTTTTGGGAGCAGAGGGTACTTCCATACCCTCTGGCTCTGCTCTGATGTTTTCACTTTCCATAAGTTAGTTCCTTTCTATGCTCTCATACAAAGTGCAGAAATTTCAACAGAAATAGTACCAGCTTCAAATACCCTTGTTTCAGTATTTACAATTTTCACAACAACTGAAATTGATCCATCAACCTCACTTACATGAGGATTAGCCACTACATAAATATCAGTAGCTAATGAACCAGATGAGGTTGGAGTTACCTTGACGTTATAAATTTCTACTCCAATAACATTATACCCTACTGGAATGTCTAAGGCTGGTATAGTTTTAGTTACAGCATCACCCTGTCCTAAAGAAATGTCAGACCAGGTCAAGTTAGTTATTTCATGTTTAAATATGCTATCAGCATATTGTTTATTTACAGCATCCTTTTCATTTACAGGTAAAGCAAGACCAGTTAATGTCAAGTTATTAGAAACATTGGAATCTTTGCTTGCTAATGTGATAGTACTAGCATTAGTAGCTTTAATAGTTGGTTGTCCACCTGTCTCTGCAAACTTCATTGTAATTGTGTTGATACCATCTAATTCAACTGAGCCAGTTTTAAGTCCACTTCCATCACTGTGCATGAATGATATTCTACCAGATTTCCCAGTAGAAAAATTCATTTCATACGATTTGCTAGTATCATCATTATCTATAAAAGTTAAACCACTCTCAGTAAAAGATGCTAACAGGTCTGTACCACCAACAAATGAAATAGAACTACCATTAAAGATAAACTTGGTATTTGTAAAATCAAAACATCCAAGTACGTTACCATGCTGTGATATACTACCTAAAGTGAATGATGAAACATTACCACCAACATCAGCCTTAGTGTCAGCCGCTGGTTTAAATTCAATGTTACCTGTGACAGGTTTATCCGTTTCAGTACCATTCAGAGGAATATACTCACCTTTTAGTGTGTGTTCATCAAAGTATTTTTTAGTGACAGCATCCTGTGGATTGACTGGGTCGGCAACATTCTCAATGCGCACATTATCTGTAGCATCATGCACACCTCTAACTTTAAGAACATTATCACCACTTGCTTCAATGATAGCACCTGTAACATCACTATCTGCTGTACGAATCCATGCTTCTGACATTGGTGCAGTTGGTGTCAAACCATAATAATCTTCATCATACTCAGCTTTTTTATCATCAACATATTTCTTAGTAGCACCATGAGAATACTGTGTTGGGTTCGCAATACTTACATTTGCCAATTCATCATTTCTGGCTGGGTCTGTAAATTTCACACTTGTTGGAGCTTCTGCACTTCCCAGTTCTACAGTAATATCAACAGAATTATGATTGCCATCACCACTGTTAATAGTAATTTTGCCAGGGTATATATTTGTTTCATGTGTACTTGTTAGAGTTCTACTTGTAAAGCCAGGTGAGTTGTTAGTTCCTCTTTGTACAACAATCTCACCAGTCGCTGGTTTACCATCTGCTGTACCAGCCAAAGGAACATAATTGCCAAGCTGTTCAGTCACCCATGCTCTAAGAGTTTTATCCATATCAGAAAGAGCTTTTTCTACAGTATCAACAAATGCTGTATACTGCGCGTTCATAGTCTCTTTGTATGTCTCCCAGGAAGTCTGCAAATTAGCTACAGTCTGTTTCAGATTCTCAAAACTCTTTTCCATAGCAGTTAAAGCGTTCTGAATTGTTGTCAATGTTTCATCAATTTCAGACTGTGTAGCCTGGACACCAGCAATCAAATTCTTGACGGAAGAAATGTCAGCTAATATCTGATTAATCTGGTTCGTTTTAGTTTCCAGGTCTGTATCAGTGGTGGTTTTAAAAGCATTGTAATCTGCTTTCAGTGTATTCAGTGCTTCTGTTATGGCATCATCAGCTGTCTTTCTGTTCTCTGCTTCTGTAGCAATATCACGCTGTAACTGTGCATCAGCCTGTTCTCTGGCAGTAGCTTCGTTAGAAATGCTCTGCTGTAACTGAGTTATCTTACCATTAATAGTAACGTCTGACTGCCTAAGTTCATTATCAGCTTCTTCCCTTGCATGTGCTTCTGCTTTTACAGCTTCATCCCTGGCAGTAGCTTCATCAGCTACCGCCTGTTTTCTGTCATCAATTTCTTTGTCAATGCGTGTACCTAAAGCGGTATCAGCCGCAACCAGTTCGTTATACAGATTAGTCACTCTAGTACCAAGTGCTGTAATCTTTTCGTCCAGAGCATTATCACCATCTTTTCTGTCATGTATTTCCTGTGCTAACTGACTTTCAACATCAGCTAATTCCGCACGTACAGCATCAAGAGTTTTACCATTAATAATACCAGTCCAGATACTTCTACCATACTTCTGCATTAACTCAGCAACTTCTCTGACATAGTCATTGTGATAATGTCCCTCTTTGGTGATATACCAGAACGCATTTAACTGTGGAACATAAGGTATATGATTAGTATCATACGGAATGTTCAACATTTCACCACAATCAAGACCACATGTAGATTCTGAATGTGCAAGCAACACTGCTACCGTACAACCCAAATTAGCAAATAAATCTGCTAACTGGTCTGCGGTACAACCACCAGTAGAATCAACACCAGTTGCCGCAGTGCCATCTACTAAAATAAAGAAGCGTTCATGAGTATCATAGTTCATACCGATACCAACCATACCAGTAGTACCGTCTGTGTACCCATAGGATTCTGGTGTTTTCTTACCACCATTAATAAGTACACCTATAACACCCATAGCATTTTCTACATCATCTTTATTCATGTCAGCCTGGGTGGCTGTCTTATTGTACACTTTGATGAAGCCATTTTTCAGCACACCAAGAGTATAAATTTCATCATTAGTACGTGCTTCTGATATTACACCTGGATTAGCAAATAATGGTGCTCCTTTACAATAAACATTACCAGTCCATTCATCAGCAATATTTGTAGCTGGAAACAGCTTATCAGCTAACACTCTTTCAGAAGCATCAAATACGTTTTCATGCAATCCACTATTTGTAGTGTTATTGTATGCAAGACCTAACTGTAATCTAATAGGCTGATTTGCATTATCTACAAATGGAATCTTGACAACTGTATACTTTGCTGATGTTGCTGGAATATAACCAACTTCTGTAACAATCTCACTGTAGTATGCATCATTGCAGATACAAGAGTGCACAATTTCATCATACGCTCCCCATACCTTTTTGTCATACTCACACATAAGATTGCACATTTCATCAACCTTGCCAGCTAATACAGCTATCTGCTCCTGGGTAGACATTCCAGGTACAAATAATGGTTTCACTGGTGGAATGTTGTATCCACAACCACATGGAGCTGGTGGCGGTGGTGGACACGCATGTGCGGAATAATACTCACCCATGCCAGCGGTATTCACTTTACCACAATAAGGTGGTTGTTCACGCTTGGGTGGCTCTGGTTTACACCAGTGGTCATGCCTGGGTGGTTCTGGTTTACAGCAGTGTTCATGTTCGTGATGTAACATTGTATATTACCTCTCTTTCATTAAAATATTCCTAAAAACAACGGCTCTAACTGTGTGAATAACCACATGTCAGCATTAAACTGTAAGGTTTTTCTATAATTTTCTAACAACTCTGATGGTGATTTTTGACTGCGACCTTTGCGAACCTGTGTATTACCAGTATGCTCATGCTCAGTTGACTTAGTATCTGATTTTGAATCTTTATTCTCAGTGAGCCCACTTCTAACATCAGTATATGATTTATTGGTAGTACCTCTGTCAAAATCTACTGTATTGTCAGCCTTGAAAGTCTCTTGCTGTTTATCATCCTGTTTTGTGTTTTCACTGATGTTCTTTGCAAAACCTGTTTCACGCTTTAAAGTGCCGTCCTCAGTTTCGGTAGTTTTTTCGGTCTTGTCTCCACTGATTTCATCTGTTTCAGTTCTGCTTGTATTTCCAGATTTAGAGGTATCATTTGTGGCACTCTTCTGATATGTCTCAGTTCCAGATTTGTCATAGCTATCATGACCAGATTTATTATCAGCACCAGAAGCATAATTGAACCAAGGTGTATCACCACCACCAATCTGGTAACTATGTGAATCAATGTCTTTTGGCTCTAGTTCTGGATAATGCTGATAACTCTGGTTTCCATCAGCATCAGTTGTTACAACACCATAATCGTGTGCTCTACCTGTTCCATAATAATGATTTGGTTCATTAAAGAGCATTGCCTGTGGTGTATCACTGTGTACATCAAGGTTGTGTGCCTGTGAAGAACCCTTTTCTGTCCAGGTGCGACCTGTCTGTGCATCTGTTCCTTTGTTAGATTCTGTATCAGTAGTATCAACATTCTCAGTAATATCTTTTGTTTCAGAATAATCTGTGGTTGTTGTCCTGTCAAGCTGTCTGATTGTGGTTTCGTCAACATCCTCATTGCTTGCTTCACTAGCAAGTTTACCATTCACCATGACAGATGTGTTATCTTTCTGGTGTGTATCACTTCCTGTCTGCTTATAGTTTTCCGTGCCATTACTACTAGATGTAGTGCCTGTATTCCTATCTGTTTTTCTGATGCCTGTATTGTCAGTGTTGATGTTTATGTGTAAATCACGGTGTCCATTATCAGTAGTCTCCATGTACTCTGTGATGAATGGGTCAATTTCTATCAACTGTGACTGTAGCATCTTATTATAATTGTCAGATAAGACATTGAGTTTGGAATTTAATTTCAAACGGAAGTAATCTGGTGTATCATAGGCAATTTCACGCATGTAGAAATGGTCTATGATTTTATGCTGTAAATCATCTGCAAAAGCATATTTTGACATAACAGCATCATCAAAAAGGGTGAAACCTGGTAAAGCAAGAAGTTCGTACAAATTAAAACATATTTCACCCATCAATCATCACCACCTTTGTTATTGCTTACAATGTTGGTTATACTGTCTGGGTCATTCTCAATGTAAGAATGTCTAATACGGCATGTCACGTTAGTACCAAATACAGAATTAAAATCTTCACAGAAATGTAACCTCTGGTCTAATCTGTAAGCGGCATTAAGAGCAATCTGTTCATTGTTACTGTTTACTTCATCAGTGAGCAGACGTTCTTTTTTATCCGCTGTATTAAGATTGTTGATGCCGAAAGCTGTAAGAAAAGCAGACATTACGTTATCATAGTCTTTCCAGAGCGTTTCAAGTTCCATAGGTGTAGAACCTGTGTTAATTGACTTACTCTCTTTCATTACTTTTGCAATGTCTCTTCTTGCATATACTGCAAGTACATTATTGTCAACATCATGTACAGCTTGCTGGATAGCTGTTTTACTTTCTTCATCAGTTTCAATGATAAATCCAAGTTTCAACTGCTTTACTTTTACATCAATGGCTCTCATAACATCCACCAGCTTATCTGTGTATATACGTACTGTTTCAATAAGCGGGTAAGACATTATATTATCAGTACACACACACCCTATAGGTAAAGTTTCTGTTTCATCAATAAATGGTGTAGCTTTTTTATAAATATCTTTATTCCATTTAGTCAATGCCAAAAACTTCTGAGTATAACCAAGACTGTATGCTCTCCAATAAGTATTTTGGTAGTACACATTCATCTGACTAGCTGGTGTTGATGGAAGTGACAAAAATCCACCTTTTTTCTCATCATATATGATGCATGCTTGTGCTTGCCATAACAAAATAGTTTCCAGAAAATACTGGTCACATGTATCTGGTAGACCATCCCATTCATATATGTTAGTAACAATGCTAACTAATCTGTTAAATACATCTTGCCATTGCCTGTTATTCTCATACTCTGCATATTTTCGCAGTTCCTTGCTGTTACGTGCAGAATTTTTCCCACACATAAATGGATAATATTGGCGTAGCCACATGTTAATTCACCTCTTTTCTATTATGGCGTGTATTCATAATCATCTGAATACTCATTTGCGTAGCCACCTGTCCAACTCATGTTCTCTTTCATTATATCACCATCTGGTCTGTCACCATAGTTGCGAATGAAACTACAATTTATATTTGACTGTATAGCACCATCTGTGTAAGATTGAACACTGCTTGCTCCACTGTCTCCATCACCCATCAATGCATGTCGTACATTCCAGAATGTAACACCGTTCATTAAACGCTCTACAATCTGGTTACGATATTCTGTAGGAATACCTCCACAGTTATACTCATTAGCTTGTATAGGCACGATATTAACAGAACTCAATTTTACATAGCACCAACGCTTGCGAATGTTAATATGCGGGTATCTAAATTTATTTTGTGGATAACCAAATACTGACATGATAATGTCATATGCTTTCATTAACTCTGTACGTAAATGGCACACATAAAATTTGTAGCCAGCATAGTTTATATTGACTGCTGTATAGCCTTGTGGTAAACCACCAGATACAGCTGGCAAACCAAATAGCTGATTAGCCGCTGAACGCTGTTCTGACATGATAGCATTATTCTTTGTAGCTGTCGACTGTCCTATTCTACTATCTGCTACTGTACCAAATGGGTGTGCAACACTTCTGACAAGTCCACCAACCAAACTGCCAATAATTCCACCAGCCATAGTACCAACACCTGGGGCTAATAATGTACCAAGCATTGCTCCCACTGTACCAGATGTAACCATTACTGTAGAAGCCGCAATAGATGAAGCATAAGCACCTTGTCCCATTTTAGCGGCGGCAGACTTCTGATATCCAGCAGTTACTAAGTCACTATTCCAACCAGAGTTGTTAGGTGTCATGGTATAACTTGGCATCTGCCAATTTGAGAGCATAGGGTCAGTAGGTGTAAAGTGAAAACCATCATAGTAACTGATTACCAAACCGCTTAGTGTGTTAGGCGCAATACTTGCTTCTATACTTAGTGTTACATTGAAATAATGTAAAATGTCAGCTGGTGCATGCTCATTGTATTTCATCCTCTGCGGCTGTAGTTCAATGCTAGTTCCTTGCCTGTCTGTAATACTGTAGTAATAGTATGGTGCAGTATACATTTTAATATTAAGTGGCTTATATCCGTTTGTATTTTCTGTGATTGTTGGGTCATCAGTTATACTAATAGGTACTTTCGCATCTACTAACTTGCTACCGTTATAATCATCTGCCACTGCTGATTGTAAATCAGCTACAAATTTAGGCTCTATATCTGTGGGAAAATCTTTGCATATCTTAGATGGCACTAGATATGTTGAAAGAATGTGTTCCATAGCGTTGAAACTTCCCAGTTTCTTAAACGCTTCACATTGTCTATTGGCTATCTGAAAAACACCGATACCAAGGTTTGTAGCACCGCTTTTTGTAAACGGACTTGGCTGGAATTTTGGTATACCTTGCCAATAATCACTTGGTTCTATATCATTTGCAACCAAGTTAATATCAGATATTACCATACAATTACTGTATGAACCAAGACTTAGATACTCTTCCAATTCTGGTTGCACAAGTTCCTGGAATACAAAGTCATTCTGGCTGTGGTCAAACTGTGCTGGTTCATAGTTCATTTGTGCAAGGTTAGGCGCACCAGATGGACTGTCTAATCTTTCTTGGAACTGCATGTCCTGTGCTACAAGTGACTTACCTAGATAGAAGAACTTCTGGTATGTCATAATAGCATCAATGGTGAAATATATACGTGCAACATTCCAGTTTACATATTCCATACCAGTGACAAAAGCATACTGTATATCAGCAGAGAAGCCAGAACCATTCAGTCCATCATTGGCGAAGATTATATAATCAACTGCTCTGATTGCTTCCACGAAAGGAAGTTCTGGATTGTCAATCTGGGCTTGCTTACCCGCACTTCCCAAACCAGCCTGTCCTTGTGGTATGGAATTGTTATTAAGTGGATTGCGACCAACCTGGAAATACCCTTTAGCTGGGTCAACCTGTGTGACGTACCAATATCCATTTGAGATACTGTGTGCCTTAAAGAACTGGAAGCATGTATTCCACCAGCTATCGTCACCCTTATTTGTCTGCCAGGGATACGCAAACCTGTGCCACCATATTGAGTTATTCATATCCATGCCTGTGCCAGCACATAGGTAAACAGTTGTGTTGGGTTTAAATGCCATGGTAGCACCTCTTTCCTATGATTATTACCAGTTCTTACGAAAGATTACACAATCTTTAAAGTATGTGCATCCGAAAGACATCTGCCTGGTTAAGAAGTAGTTCATGTAACGTCCTCTTGGATTGTAGATGGAATCAAGTTCCTCAAACTGTGAGGTGATAACAAGGAAATCATCCTCTGCCAGCATTGCCATAATGTCGTCTGATGCACCACCGTTTAAATCTTCTCCAAAATCATCCATTAACTCAACATTTACTGGAATATTAAGTTCTTCCAGGTGGAATACACCAGCACGTACCTCAACACCAATTTTGTTGATAAGGTCTGCACGGATGAAAAGAGTAAGTTCACGATTGTCCAGAGTTTTGTGTACTTTCATTGGATTGAAAGCTGCATTTGGAAAATACATGCTGGACACGGTATCCTTAATCTGTAACAAGAATTTCTTTCCAGATGCTTCATCTGTAACATCCTGTGAAGTAATTTTCTGTGAAGGTAATAGAGGATAACCAGAAGCCGCTTTAGCATCATTAGCATAGGTTGCAAAGATTGACTTAGTTAAAAGCCAGGTGTCAAGGTTTGCAGAACTGTATAACTTGTTTACAAAATACCCAACTAATCTGGATAAGCCACCCTCTTCCAGGAACGCTCTTCTTAATCGGTCTTTTTCAATGGTTGTGCCATACTGGATTGGCTCATTGATTCTGTGATAAATTGCTTTAGCTTGTGGTGACATTTTTACGAATGGGTCAACAGATTCTCCGTCCTTGCCATAGTTCATCTTACTTCCAGATACAATGTCTGTAGCAATTTCTTCGATAACATCACCGAAAGTCATTCCCTCTCTGATGTATTTTGCAAGACGGTTCTTGATGGTATAATCATGGAAGATGGTCATACCGATGCGGTTCATAAGAGCTTTCTGCCACTGGTTACGCTCAACTTCAAATTCATCACTTGTAATCATTAAACCAATATCTTTCATATTTGTGATATTGGCTTCTGGAATACGTGACTGAAATTCTGGTGACATAAATGCACGAACTGCGTTAAATACAGTTGCGTTTGGCTGTGCGTTTACTTTCATTGCCATATCATTTTCTTCCTTTCAATTAATATTGTTAATAGGTATCTATTTATTAGATGCTTTTCCAAGCATTGCTGAGACAACATCATCAACTGATGGAGAGGTATCAATGTTACCATCTTGGGATGGCGTAGGATTGTTGTCTGGCGGGTCAGGTTTCTTGATATCACTTGGAAGCATCATAAATAGCTTTAAATTTGTTTCCTGTAGTTCCTTATTTGTGTTTTCAAGCTGTGTGATACGGTCTCTTGTTGTACTGAGTAATGATTCGTTAGTATTTGCTGAGTTGTAATCAGCTAACACTTCATCACGGAAAGCAGTTGCATCTGCTAAGTTAATTCCGTTCTCACTAGATACTAATGAATTGAATCTTGTTGTGAACTCTTCACTTGTCATAGTTTTGTTTCTCCTTTCTCCTATTTCTTATAATATTATTGTAGCATAAAATTCTGTACATTTCAAGATGTTAAAAATACACAGAATGTACGTCTATGATTGTATAATTGTGCGACTTCAAACAACGGCGGCGTTCCAATCAATTATGCGTTTTGTGTGCTGACATATTTACATTATGTACAAAATTAACGCGAACCAAATGCGACCAATAATATTATAAGA